ATAGATTGATGTAATTATTGCAGCGAATAGAATAAGTTTGTTTGTCATATCTGTTGGCAAATGTATTTCATAAAAACAAAATTACAAAATATATTTGCATATCAAATAGCCTACTCAGGCATTTTGTCATATCATTTAGTTAGGTCGGGAGTTGTTACCCGACCTTTTTTTATTTCAAAAAAAACATTAAAAAAGTTTTGTTATTTAAAAAGTGGGTGTATATTTGCATTCGATATGACAAACACAATTAAACAATTAGAACAAAAACTTCAAGATTTAAAAGATGCTTTAAAAGACAAAAGCTTATCAGTAAATGAATACTCTTCAATGTATCATTATACTTATAAGCAGATACAAAAGCTGAAAAATTAAAAGCAATAATATGACAACATTTAAAATCCAATTTAAAGACACGGGGGAGGTATTAGATACCTTTTCCAACATTGAAGATGCTGAATACTTTTTATCTCAACTTGAGATAGTAGAGTATTGCAGCGAAGAATTAAAAGGCATTGAAGATTTAGAAAACGAACGACAAGACGTATGACAAATTACATAAAACAAGCGGTGGACGATTACAAGTCACGTAATCCAGACACAACTAACCACGAAATAGCATTGAAACTATTTCCAGACAAAACAGAACAAAGAGCAGCGTACAAATTAAGCCGTTGGATTAATGGCTATGAACTTGACTATGTTCGAGTAAAAGATGCAATGAAAATTTGTGAAGTATTTAATTTAACACCTAACCAATTATTACAACATTATGAAAATTAATCAGAAAATTTACAACCTCAAAAAAGAAGTAGGGGCTATTTCTAAAGAGGAAACAAACCCTTTTTTTAAGTCAAAATACTTTGATATAAACGGACTTATTAAACATTTAGAGCCGTTACTTGATAAACATAAATTAATCTTATTGCAGCCTATTGTAAATGGTTCAGTAATTAGTGAAATTAGAGATTTAGAAAGTGATGAAGTAATTACATCAAGTTTGCAATTACCAATATTTGATGACCCTCAAAAGCTAGGTAGCTGCATAACTTATTACAGACGTTATACACTCCAATCTTTATTAGGACTGCAAGCAGAGGATGACGATGCGAACAAAGCAAGCCAACCAAGTACACCAAAAGAAAATGAGCCAACTGACTGGCTAAACCTCTTTGACAAAAAAGGAACGGAAACGGCTAAATTTCACGAAATACAAATGGCATTATCTGCTGGTAAAGAATTTACCTTAACTGACATCAGAAAAAAATACAAAGTATCAAAACAAACACAAGACGAACTAAAACAACATTTTAATATAGTATGATAACCAAATTACACGATAGAGCATTTGCAGGGGATATAAATCCCTTGCAAGCCTATGCACAAGCAAAATACATCTTAGACAAATACACTAAGTTAGTAGATGAACTAAAAGAATTTGCACAAGAAGAAGCAGACAAATACCCAAAACAATTTGAGGACTTTGGATTTAAGTTTGAAAAAAGAAACGGCAGGACGATTTACGACTTCAAACATCTTCCACAATGGCAGCAAGCTGATAACCTTAAAAAGATTGTAGAAGAGCAAAGTAAGGCAGCATTAAAAGCAATGGAACGAGGGGATACAATAGTTGATGCAGATGGTTGCATTATCGAACCTCCAAAAGTAAGTTACACAAAAGACATATTAATTATTAAAAAACTATGAACATAATAAACGCAACAAACGTAACTCAATGTTTAGAGTTACTGCTCAAATTAGCAAACTGCAAATGGTATGAGTTCAGAAAGCGAGCCATACTAAAGCAGCGAATTACACATCAATTTTTAAGGCCAATGGAAGCCGACAAAAGGAAAGTGAAATTATGAAAATACCTAAACCAATATTACTATACTTACTATCATTGGAAATGTTGCCGCTGCTGGATGAAATGAACGCAACTAACTCTATAAAAAAAGCAGTAAGAACGATTGAGGGCTTTGCGGCAAATAGCTTTAATGAGATAGAAAAGCATCCTAAACTGGCAAACGTGGTAAATGATGAAATGGTGCAGCAATTCAGTAAAATGATTGATGACATTGAAATCCACGAACTGCAAAAATAATTTTCAAATAACAAAAGAAATAATACATTTGTAAACGATATGACAAAACAAACCTATCAAGAATTTCTTGAAAGCAAGAAAAAGAGTTTTATTACTTCTGGATTTGAAGTGAATGAAAACGAACTAAACAAAAATCTATTTGATTTTCAAAGGTACACTGTAAAAACCGCATTATTAAAAGGCAGATTTGCATTATTTTTTGATTGTGGATTAGGCAAAACTCTAATGCAACTAGAATGGGCAAATCAAGTATTTAAGTACACAAATAAAAAGGTATTAATACTTGCACCATTAGCTGTAATCGAGCAAACAAAAGATGAAGCTATAAAGTTTGGAATAAATACAGATTGCTTTGATATTACAAACTACGACCAATTAAAAAACATAGAAAATGTAAACCAGTATAGCGGTGTAGTTTTAGATGAAAGTAGTATTTTAAAAGGTAGAGATGGTAAATTATCAAATTTAATAATTGATACATTTAAAGGAACTCCGTATAAGTTAGCTTGTACTGCAACACCATCCCCAAACGACCATATGGAGTTAGGCCAACATAGCGAGTTTTTAGGTGCTATGAGCTATTTAGAAATGCTTGCAATGTACTTTGTTCACGATGGAGGCGAAACAAGCAAATGGAGATTAAGAAAACACGCAAAAGACCCATTCTGGAAGTATGTATGCACTTGGTCTATGGCTTGTGATAATCCTTGCACACTTGGGTTTAATAATGATGGATATGATTTGCCTGATATAGAATTTATAGAGCATATAATAAAAGTTGAAAACAATAATCAATCATTATTTGGGGATGTTGCTGTAAGTGCAACAGACCTACACAAAGATTTAAAAAGGTCTTTTAATTTAAGAATTGAAAAAACTAAGGAACTTGTAAATAATTCAAATGAACAATGGATTATTTGGACATTGAAAAATGATGAAGCTAACGAATTAAGCAAAGTTTTAAAAAATAGTGTAAATGTTCAAGGTTCTGATAGTGCTGAATTTAAAGCAAAAAATTTAAATGGGTTTGCTAAAAATGAATTTCAAAACTTAATAACCAAAACAAGTATAGCTTCATTTGGAATGAACTTCCAACAATGCCACAATATGGTTTTCACTTCTTACGATTTTAAATTTGAAGCATTTTATCAAGCTGTAAGAAGATGCTATAGATTTGGGCAGGGGAGTAAAGTAAAAGTTCATTTATTAGTTCCAGAAAGCCAAATGAATGTAAAAAAATCTATTGAAGATAAACAAAAAAGACATTTTAAAATGATTAACGAAATGAGCAAATATTCAGCAGATGCAGATTACAAAGTAAACAAGTCAAAAGTAATGATAAATCAAAAAGAAATAAAAACAGACAACTATCACTTATTAAATGGGGATTGTGTAACAGAGTCAGAAAAAATAGCGACTAATGCAGCAGATTTAATTGTTTTTTCTCCTCCATTTGCAGAACTTTATGTTTGTTCTGATAAGGAAGAGGATATGGGGAATGTAAGTGATTATAAACAATTTGAAGAACACTTTAAGCATTTAATACCTCAAATTAAAAGGGTATTAAAGTCAGGCCGTATATGTGCAGTTCATTGTATGGATTTACCAATTCAAAAAGGCAAAGAAGGGTTTATAGGTCTAAGAGATTTTAGCGGTATGCTAATTGATTGGTTTACAAGTGAAGGTTTTATATATCACGCAAGAACTACAATATGGAAAAACCCCGTTACAGAAATGCAAAGAACTAAATCATTAGGGTTATTACATAAAACTATAAAAAAAGATAGTTCAATGAGTAGAGTTGGAATACCTGATTATGTTTTATTTTTTAGAAACGAAGGAGAAAATGAAATACCAATAACTCACCAAGATAAAGATAGTAGTAAGCCAGATTATCTGCCAGTGGATTTGTGGCAAAAATACGCATCACCAGTTTGGATGGATGTAGATTATTCAAGAACTCTGCAATATAGAAGTGGTAGAGATGGGAATGATGAAAAACATATATGCCCTCTTCAATTAGATACGATTGAGCGAATATTACATCTGTATTCTAATGAAGGTGATACTATATTTAGTCCATTTGGGGGTATAGGTAGTGAGGGTTGTGCTGCTATTAAAATGAATAGGAAATCTATAAGTATAGAATTAAAGGAGAGTTATTTTAAACTGAATGCTAAAAATCATAAAGATTTTACATTTGAAAAAAACTCTGTTTTAACATTATTTTAAACAAATCAAGTTAATATGAAAAAACTAATAATAGCAGCCTTCCTACTTGGATTAATGAGCTGCGAAAAGGAAAAAGTAAACTACAACCGAGATTGCAACTGCGGTACGGTTGCTAATGATGGAATTGATGGTAATTGTTATTGGCTTGAATAATATGACCCCACAAGAAAAAAGAGAGTATTTTGGTAAGTTCTTTAAGAATCCAAAACTAGCTACTAATACTATTGTAACCATAGCGATGAAAGAATACCCTTCTGTATTTACACAATATGATGCTGTTAGGTCTATGGTTAGATATTACAGGGGCGAAACGAAACATAGTAACAAAAAAGACATAAATATGAACTTTAGAACCAAAGAAGATAGGGGAAATGCTATGAGTAGCAAGTGGAGAACTACTGAATACGAAGAAGTATCTCCTTATATCCTTCCTGAAACATCTAAAAAAGTAGGCATTATTAGTGATGTCCACTTCCCTTACCAAGACCAAAAGGGGCTAGAAATGACCTTAGAGTACTTTTACAAGGTAGGTATTGACACTTTGTATATGAATGGTGATATACTAGATATGTATAAGGCATCAAGATTTACAAAAGACCCTAGATTAACCTCTGTAAAAGATGAATTTCATATTGGTTATGCCTTTATGGAAGAGATGACTAAGAACTTTGACAATGTAGTCTTTAAAGCAGGCAACCACGAGAAAAGATTTGAGGACTACTTAAAGAACAAAGCACCAGAGATATTTGGTATAGCTGATTTCTTCTTAGATAGAGTAATGAGGTTAGATGAGTTAGGCATAACCTATGTAAAAGACACCCAAGCAGCATATTTTGGTAAGTTATTGGTGTTACACGGACACGAGTTCGGGCATAGTGTATTTAGCCCTGTAAACCCTGCTAGGGGTTTATTCCTAAGAGCAAAAACAAGTAGTTTGATAGGACATCACCATCAATCATCAGAGCATAGCGAGAAAGATGCCAATGGCAAAGTAACAACTTGCTTTAGCACTGGTTGTTTATGCGGATTAAAGCCTGAGTACTTTCCATACAATAAGTGGAATTTAGGGTTTGCTGTAGTTGATGTAGATGGTAAAGAATTTGAGGTACATAACAAGAAAATAATTAAAGGTAAAATCAGATGACAGACCCTATGACAACAATCAAAGAAGTTCAATCAAAACAAGTAGGCGGTTCTCACTACAAAGACAAATCAACACAAGTGTGCGATATAATAGATGAGTACGATTTAAACTACTACGAGGGGAATATACTAAAGTATCTCCTTAGAACAAAAGACAACCGAATAGAAGATTTAAAAAAACTAATACTGGCAGCCTTCCTACTTGGATTAATGAGCTGCGAAAAAGAAGAACCGACACCAGTAAAACAAGATGAACCGAAAGTAGATTGTTATTGCGGTGAGATAATTAATACTTATACTATTTATTCAAATGGAACTGCTTATGAATGGATTTATACAGCATTGAATAATTGCACAAATGCAAGTAAGACATTTAGCAGAAATAAAAAAGTAGAAGGTAAAGAAATTTGCGTTGGTTATCAATGGTAGATTGATTATATTTGTAGTGCGAAACGTTATGGAACTACATACAAAATTTAACAAACACTTTGACCTTCGGGCGGTTACATCTTCCATAATGTTTCGCAAATCCGCCCGTAAGGTTATATTTAAAAAAGCGAAACATTATGGCAAAAAAATTAACAAAGCGTAAAGCATTCAACTTTCTTAGAAGTTACTTTGACTTATTTAATGAGTTAGAAAACGATGAGGATAAATTGCGATTTTTAACTTCTATTATTAATAAACAATTTTTAGATGAAGACCCTAAAGATTTGAATTTTGTAGTTAATTTATGTTATGAAAGTCAAAGGCATTCAATCGAAGCAAGTGTAAAAGGTTATAAGGATAAAACAAAACAAGACCTTTTAGGCAACCCATTGAAAGACCCAAACGAAGCCCCTTTAATAGACCCTTCGCAAGGGGGTAACAAAGCCCCTTTAATAGACCCTTACCAACAAGAGGAAGAGAAAGAAAAAGAGCAATTTATTAAAGATATTGCATCACCTCCTAACGGAGTTGAACCTCTTTATTTTTATATTGCTAAAGGTTACCATAAAATGTTCTATGACCATAAAGGCGGTAAGACATTAGAACAATCTAAATTATCTGAATGGGTAAAGACTGCAAGGCTATTAATCGAAGCAGATAAAATCGAACCTTTACACCTTATTACCATTAAATACTTTTTACAATCTGGAATTGATAAAGACAAAGGAACAGATAGTTTTTGGAGTGATACAATTTATTCACTTGCTGCATTAAGAAAAAAGGGTAAAGATGGAACGTATAAATTTGACCGAATAAAACAAGATGCTAAAAAGTGGTTAGCCAAAAATCCAGATAAAGAGCCTTTAATTTATCAAGCCTATAACAACTTAATGAAAAAAGTAAATGGAGAACCTTGAAAAATTAACTAATAGGCTTTATGAAACAAGGCTTCACCCTAACAAGGAGGTAGAACTACCTCCGACATTACTTTCAGTTCGTGAGCAGTTTGGAACTCAAAGCGTATATAAGCCTATATTTACATTAGGAGATTTGAGTTTGATACAAGGTAGACAAAAGTCTAAAAAAACATTTTTTACTTCCTCAATCTGCATTAGTATATTGAACGAATATTCGTTTATTGATAAGCTATGGCCAGAACCTCCAAAAGATACAACTATTGCAATATTTGATACAGAGCAATCCGATTACTATGCTCAAATAACTAATAGAAGAATAGCAAGAATAAGCGGCACTGATAAATACTATTATTTTGCTTTGCGAGATAGTGATCCAAAAGAGCGAAGGGAAATTATAGAGTGCTTTTTATATTCTCACAAAAATAAAATAAGCTACATTCTTATTGATGGTATTGTAGATTTGCTTTATGATTTTAACGATTTAAAGGAGTGTAGCGAATTAGTGCAATGGGTAATGAAGATTACAAAAGATTATAATGTGCATTGTAGCTGCATACTTCACGAAAATAACAACGATGGCAAAGCACGTGGTCACGTTGGAACGATGTTAGCACAAAAGGCGGAAACGGTATTGAAGATTGAAAAGAATATGAGTGAGCCAAGCAGAAGCACAATTACTGGAATTGATACTCGTGGAGTTGGTTTTATTCCATTTGATATTGAGATAGATTTTGAGGGTAATCCTCACTTAGTTGAAAGTTTAGAGAAAAAGAAATTACTATGAACCATTTTAGCAACAAAACAAAGCCAGCAAGAAACGCAATAAACGAAATGAGGGTAATACTCCAAAGTTTTAAAGGCGATAGCACACAGCAATCCAAAAGAATTGATATATTAGAAGATTTGGTTAACTACACGATAGCAAAAGAAATTGAATTGAATGAAGTTGAAAACACTAATGCAAGGTTATTAATGATAATTGGGGGGCTTAGAAGTCAATTAACAGAGATGGCAAAGCTATACGACATAAGCGAGAAAGTAAATGAGCGTGGAGTTGATGAGGTGGTAAATGAATTTTTAAAACGATTTGAATGCCAAATTACAAAGTAATAGCCAAACGATTAAATACACTTGATTTCTACTCTGGTTTAACCATTGAAGAAGCTGAGTATCGAAAGTCTAAACTTGAAAAGGAAGGGTTTGAATGTACCATTGAAATTCAGAAAGAATTAAAAAAAAGTAAATTTTAGTTTTGATATATAAAAAACTAAATTAATTTTGTACTCGATATGACAACAAACATTAACACACAAATCGAAAAAAGCGACATCATTTCATATGGTGAGCATCTTCTAGGAGTAGAAGCCGAAGTAACAAGTCTTCTAATTAATTGGGCTATTGAAATTTCCATTAACAAGTACGGAGTTGAATTAATACCAAGCGTTGAAAACGTCTTAGTCTGCTTCGACAGCGAAGATGAAAGCGGTAGGTTTAGAAGTTCAGAAATGATTTTCAAATCAGTTAAAACAACCTTTCAAATGAACTTCCACGAGCGTATGGAAGATGACTTCACTTTTGAGATTAAGCAGGTAGAAATTGACTTTAATGATAACACTTTAGAAATTGAACTATGAGCGATTTAAAAACAACAATGGTAGGTAAGCACTGCTTACAAATGATATTAGCAGAAAAGCAAGCAAGAACGGATGTAAGCTACCAAAGAGCAGTACATCTTAGCACCTTAGAATTTGCAAAGTATTTCCACGACAAGGAAGTACTTGAATTGATTGGGGGTGATTATCTGATTTTCGGGATTGACAAAGTAAAAGAGAATTTTAACCAAGATTATTATTTGAAGCTATGCAAAAAATAAACATTTTAAAACAAGAAGAAAACGCATTTAACCGAGTTGAAAGCGTTTATGAATTTACTGAAAGAGTTAACGATTACGTTTCTACTTTCTATCATCCTGACAATGTAATTAGTGTTGATGTAATTAGTTCAAATAACAGACTTCACGCAATAATTAAGTATTATGAAAGATAGAATAATAGACGAATATAAATCAGGCGTTACTGTTGCTGAATTAGTGCGTAAATACAAGTTAAGTAGAACAACTATAAGAAAGTACACTGATGGAGTGCATAGAAGTATAAAGACCTTCACCCCTAAAGTTAATAAGGCTGCGTTAGGCTTTAATGTACAGGCGTATGAAACAAAAAAACTACTTAATAAAATACAAGAATTAAGAGATATAATCGAACAAAAAACATTATGCAAGAAATAATTAATACTCCAATGTGCAAGATAATTTACGAGTGCATACAATGGCTTGCTATTATCTTTTTAGCTTATGGTGTAGATGCTAACCGTGAGAAAATAGAGAAATGAAAGCAAACGAACTAAGATTAGCAAATTGGATAAATCTCAAGGGTAATATTCAAGTATGGCATATTGACATCGATGATATAGATAGGGTTAATTACATTGGCATAGACAAATATGAACCTATCCCATTAACCGAAGAATGGCTTTTGAAGTTTGGGTTTGAGAAAGTAGGAGATACCTATATGCTTAAAATAACTAAACTTATTTATCATTGCTGCTATGTTAGATATGTAGATGATATTTGGTGGTTTTTATCAAGGAAGGGAGCAACTTACGATTTTAAATTTAATAACGTTCACCAACTCCAAAACTTATACTTCGCATTAACTGGTCAAGAATTAGAAATCAAATGAACCATTACAGACTAAGCAACGGTCAAAAGATAAGTAAATCAATCATTGATGCTAACATACGCAAAGCCAAGCAGCACGCACTGGAAATCCAGTTTAATGAGTACGGCTATAACTTCTGCGTGGATTGCTTAAATAGTAGCGGGGTGTATTTAGATTGCAGTCACGAAATAAGCGTGAATGAATGCCAGAAGAGGGGAATGACTGAATTAGCCTTTGACCCTTCAAACATTAAAATAAGATGCCGTGAGTGTCACAATAACCACGATAAAAAAAGTAAATTGATATGAGCAAACAAAACCAAAAACAAAGAATTTTAGAGTACTGCCGAAATTGGGGTACATTAGACAGAATTAGAGCCTTAGACCGATGCGGACTTATTGAGCTATCCTCACGAATTGTAGAACTTGAAAAAGAAGGTTACATATTTAAAAAAGGATGGATTAAACGTGTCAATAGATTTGGCGAAACATACAAGCTAAGAACCTATACATTAATTGAAGATGGAAGTAGCACTTTATAAAACCGAAAATAAGATTTATTCAGACGTTAGACGTTTAGCAAATCGCAATACACCTTACAAGGATGCAATAATTGAACTTAGGTATTATTACCCAGAAAGTCAGATACAAAAGGTTTTAGATGAATTAAAAGATGAAGTATCAACCGAAAACAAAACCTTATCCAAAATATCATTTAAACCTATTTCAGTTTATTCTGCTCCATTGATTAGCCAAAACGCAATTAATAAAGTTAGAAGCAACAATCAAATTAATATAGAAAGCATAGTTGATTACGTTTGTAATTATATGGAAGTGCCAATAGATAAAGTACTTGGTAAGGCAAGACATCGCTCTTTAGTTGAAGCGAGGCACTTATGTATGTACTTAGCAAGGGTTAAAACTGGTAAAGCATTATCAGAGATTGGAAGGCATTTTAACCGTGACCATTCAACGGTAATACACGCAATCACTAAAATAGATGGGTGGTTAAGTATTGATAAAAAGTTTCTTCAAGAGTATAACGCATTAATAAGTCAAATTGATAATAGGTTGTAACGAAAGTATTTAAGCCGTTTTAATGGCTTCAATATAATGTTACAATAAAATATTAATTTTGAAGTATTGAAATTGCAAGACGTATATCAAGACAAAGGACTTCTTAAATACGCAACTACAATGACTGGTAATGTAGAAGATGCAAAGGAGTTAATTTCTAAATGTGTATGTGCTTGCATTGAAAACAAAGAAAAAATAAACGCAATCGAACAACGAGGTAAATTAAAAAACTACTTTGTTGTTATGATTAAATTCCAATACCTAAAAAGCAAACGTGATGGACGTATATTTGATGAACTCCCTCAAGAAATACTTGATGAACAAAACGACTTTACTTTTGAAGAACGCAAAGAGCGTGTTCAATGGACTTTGGATAAAATGCACTTCTACTCACGTGGATTGTTGGAACTTTACAAACACGACACTTACAGAGGCATAGCAGCAAAAACAAAGATTAATTATATGAGTGTAGCCAACGGAATAAATGCCGCAAAAGACGAGTTCAAAAAGATATATAATCAAATGAAAATAGTAGTGCTATTGCCTACGATGTCAGCAGTTGAATATCACCGCTTATTTATTCCGATGAATATGTTTGCTGAACAATATGGAAGCGATGTCAAAATAATAGGTACTAATACGGAAAACAATGCAAATGATAATTGGATAAACAACATACCTCAAGAAACTAGTCACGTCATTTTCAATCGCAATATATCTTCTAAAATGCAGCCAGAGTTAATAATCTCTACATTGCGAAAAAAAGGAATTAAGATAATATGTGATGTTGATGATTATTGGTTTTTGCCTAAACATCATTCACTTTACAACTACTACATTAAAACAAATATGTCAAAGTGCATCCAAGCTAACATTCAATTAGCTGATGTAGTATGGACAACGACAAAAAGACTGCAAAATGAGATTGGAAAAATTAACCCAAACGTTCACATAGTTAAAAACTGCTTAGATACAAATGAAAGCCAATGGGATAAAACAGATGTCACGGACTCTTTTATGTGGGCTGGAGGTGTTACACATAAGCGAGATTTAAAAATACTTCAAAATCAAGTTGATACTATTGATTTCACTATTTACGGATATTTGCCAAAATTTGATTATATGCCTAAGATGTTTCCTAATGCAACATTAAAGCCTTTTGAGCCATTGCACGAATACGGCAACACCTTTAATGCTCACGGTATTGTATTAATTCCATTAATCGAAAATCAATTTAATTCTATGAAGTCAGAATTGAAACTAATTGAAGCAGGGCAAAAAGGAAAGGCGGCAATCGTTTCAAATGTATTTCCATACAAGCAGCATATTAAGCATTTAGAAAGCGGTTTAATCGTATCAAATGATAATTGGGGTAAATCTATCAACTACATATCAAAGAATAGAAACGCTGCTATTGAAATGGCTGAAAGTTTGAATGAATACATTACAAGAAACTACCGACTAAACAAAGAGAACAAAATAAGATTTGATACACTATGACAATATTAAACTGGATTGATTACGAAGATGGAAGCGGAAAGGAAATTAACTGATGCAGTCATTATCAAATTAATGCTATTTGAGAAAACGCAAGAACTTAGACTTGAACCTCACGAAGCTAAGGAGTTTCAAAAGTACGTTCAAGATAAGTTTCATTTTAGAGTGGATTTAAGTTGCGGTGATTGCATAGCTCGTAACGCTAACAAGGTTATAAAGTATTTAAAAGAAAATAGTTAAATTTGTAGAATGGATAAATCAAAAGAAATCCTGATTGATGAAATATCTAAACTTGACCCTACCTGGAGCAAAGAAGATATTAATGAAGTAGTGAGCAAAGAACCAATCTTTGATGCTGCTAATAATGCAATCAAGCGACACGCTAAGGAAATGTTGAATGAGTTAGCAGAAAGCAATCCAAGTATTAAGAAAGCACTTGATGAGATAAAATGAGCGTATTATTAAAAAGAACAATGACTTTAAAATCTGTAATAGGATTTGGGAGTTACCCAGATTTAACGGTAGGTCAAATGATTGACACGGGCAAAAGATATGAATTATTGAAGATGTATTATAATTTAGATAGGATTGATTTTTCTCAAGAAGTTAAAGATATTTTATTTATCACTAAAGAAAGGGAAATTCAAAAGCCTGGCAGAAATAGAACATCACAAAGAAAAATATTTATACACGAGATAATAAATGACGAAAGGGCTGCGATAGGTATAGAGAAAGGCTCAATGCAAGGCAGAATGAATAGAGTTGATACGATGGCAAAACACATAGTCGTGAAATGTCATAACAATTTACAAAATAGTAAAATATCTAACTTAAACAGAAATCAAGGTAGATGAAATACAATCTTCTTGACATATCAGATATAAATAGATTTGATACCGATTGCCAAAGGTTTAAAGAGTTTGGGGCTAATGTTGAATTAAAGAAAGTAAACAAAACCAGAACCACAACGCAAAACAAAGCACTTCATTTGTATTTTACTTTCATAGCAGACCAACTAACAGAAAAGAATATTGAATACGAATGGAAAGGAATTAAAGGAATGATTTTAAGCTGCAATTACAACGGTCAAATAGTAAAGGACTTTTTATGGAGACCAATACAAAAGCAGTTATTTAAAAAGGAAAGCACAACCGAACTAACAACAAGCGAGATTAACCAAATAATAGACATACTTAGTAAAGCATTTGCACACATAGGTATTACAATTTTATTTCCTAGTTATGAAAGTTGGGCAACAAGCGAGATATTAAAGAATTATGAGTTAC